TGAAGTAATATCCAACCCTAATACGAAGCCCGAAGAGTTTAAGGTTTTGTTTAATGCCCTTGATGACGAAGGCAAGCAAACCGTTAAATCTTATTATATGCAGAACATTCTTGAAGATGTTGGCGCCACAATCAACTCTCAAAGAATGGGAGAGCTTGGTCAAAGAATACTGGATGCTAACAAAGGCGGCAGGCTTGAAGATATATATGGGCCTAGAACATCTAGGTATATGTTAAAATTTGCAAGAACAATGAAATATCTGTCCAGGGACTCAAATGCTGGTGATCTTGTGTCTCAAGGAATCATGGCAAACTTCATTCAAAAAATACCAGATATACTGCGTTATGGAGTTATTACAAAGTTTCTCACAGGCGGCACGGCTTTGAAACAAGTAGATGATGCTTGGAGAGCTTCTCAAGGAAAAGATTTGCAGACTAGAGCTAGAATATACTCTAATGCGATTCAAGCTGCTCTTGGCAGAATACCGCAAGTCGGCGCACAAATGGCACAAGAAGGAATAAACGAGGGTGAGTCACAGGCAAAAGCTTTTATGGAAAGTAAAAATGTAGATATCCCGAACATAAGTTCGGCTATACCTCAAGCTCCATCTCCAGCGCCCGGAACATCTCTTTCGCAGATATCCCCTATTAGACAAAGAGCTGCACAAGATCCAGCAGTAGCAGAGGCTCTTGGTATACGCGGCGCAACAGCAGGACTTATTTAATGAACAAAGATAGATTACGAGAAGAGATCGCTGAAGACGAAGGCTGTAAGTACGAGATATACCTAGATCATTTAGGAATCTGTACAACAGGCGTGGGTCACATGATTACTGAAGTAGACGAAGAATATGGCAAACCTGTAGGCACAGTTGTTGAACAAGAGCGTGTGCGCCAGTTGTTTGCTCTTGATATAGCTGTAACACTTGATGAATGTAAGGTTTTGTATCCAGACTTTGACGAGCTGCCAGAGGAGTGCCAACATATCATTGCAAACATGATGTTTAACATGGGTCGGCCTCGATTGAGCAAATTTAAAGGCATGAAAGCTGGTGTTGATGCTAGAGATTGGGATAAAGCCGCAGACGAAATGGTTGACTCAAAGTGGTATACGCAAGTGCCAAACAGGGCTAGGCGTTTAGTAGACCGCATGAGAGCCCTGGCTAACTAACTTTTATTTTCTAATAAGCCTTTTAGCTTCTCAGCATAATCTTTGTCTGTAACACGATAACGCATTTTGTTTTTCTCGTTGTCCCAAACAGCCCATTTAAAATCTGGGTCAGATTCGCTTGGCATTAACACAACTTTAAATCGCTCTAAAAGACTAAACTGCATTGTCATTTAGGACAATGACCCAGCGCCATTACTTAAATCATCCGGGTCAACAACACAAGATGCAGTTTCGCCTTGGCAACATTCTTCTATAACCAAGTGACAGACGGAACATTGCACATGACCATGCACTTCAACAGGTTGCATCTGTGTTTGACATCTAGGACACAAGCCATCTTTTATGTTTCTCTGCATTGAACCGTCACCGATAGAAATGTTCATTTCTTTTTATTCTTGCTTCCTTTTGGCCTGCCTCTTCCACGCTTCTTTTTCTTTGGCTTTTCCTCTTGGAAACAAGCTGGGAAAAATATTCTTATAAATTTACTGAACATACTATGCCCTCCTATGTTAACCCACTGAGCCTATGCCAAGTGAGTCATTTTTAAATGTATCACGATACTCACGATTAACCATGCGCTTTATTTGCTGGCTAATATTTCTATCCTCCTCTTCACAAATCTTGCGAAGTTTATTGTATGTGGTAAGGTCTATACCTACCGACTTCCATCTCTTATTATCTTTTTCCATATTGAAAGCACCATAAAATGCCAAGTTATAATAGATTCTACCAAAAAAATAAATTCAATGCAAAGAAAACTGAATGTCTTGGTATTATGTTTGATAGCAAATGGGAAGCTGAACGATATGGTCAGCTAGTCATGTTGCAGCGTGCTAATCATATTCGTGATTTAAAAACGCAAGTTAAATTTGACATTATAATTAATGAGCAAAAGGTTTGTGCTTACATAGCTGACTTTACTTATTACGAAATAAATCAAGATGGTTCTGAGGAGTTTGTTGTCGAAGATGCCAAAGGTTTAGAAACTGGCGTCTTTCGTTTAAAAAAGAAGCTAATGAAAATAGTGAACGACATAGAGATAAAGATTTCTAAAAAAAAATAACGATTATTTCTTGACAGTAGGTTATCTACTTCCTAGATTAGGCTTCTAAACACTATCTATGGAGCTTAATATGACAGATAAATCATCTGTGATCGATAATTCGTTACACTCCGCATCTCTGCCTGAGCTTTCAGATTTAAAGAAAGTTCTAGAAGAACAGATTTCAGCGGCTCAACAAAAAATGAAATTACTTAAAAGCGAACTTGAAGGTCGTTACTTGGAGCGGGCGCAGAATAAATTGCGTCAGGATGGTAAGGACTTTGGTGCTGTAACTGTTGAGGACAATGGCTTTAAGATTAAGGTCAACATTAGGAAAAAGGTCGAATGGGAACCAGGTATGGTTATCAAGGCTTTGAACGCAATGGATGAAGAGACTGCCAAGCATTACTGCAAAGTCACTTACACAATTCCAGAAGCAAAGTTCAACGCTGCACCACCAATTATTAAAGCGATGTTGAGCGAAGCTAGAACCGTTCATCTTCAAGGTGTCAGTGTAGACATTGAAGGGGGTGATGATGCTTAACATTATATCAGCAGAACAGCGATTAGCTGAAAAGAAAGGCCACAAGTTAGTTGTTTGTGGTCAGTCTGGGGTGGGCAAGACTTCTCTTGCCCGAACCCTCGACCCTTCCAAGACATTGTTCATGGATTTAGAGGCAGGTGATGCGGCTATTGAAGGTGTAGCTATTGACGTTATCCGCCCTAGAACTTGGCAAGAATGCCGTGATTTTGCAGTATTTCTCGGTGGCCCCAATCCCTCTTTAGGTGATGAGGCAACATACAGCCAAATGCATTATGATTATGTGTGTCAAACTTATGGTGATCCAGCAGATGTTTTATCTAAGTATGATACCATTTTTGTAGACTCAATTACGGTGGCGGCTAGACTTTGTTTTGTGTATTGCCAAAACCAGCCCGAATGTAGATCAGAACGAACTGGCAAATTAGATACCAGAGCGGCCTACGGTATGCAGGGCAGGGAAATGATGGGATGGCTATCTCATTTGCAGCATATTAGAGATAAGAATGTTGTGTTTGTCGGTATTCTTGACCAAAGAATAGATGACTATGGGCGCGAGACTTTTGAACTTCAACTTGAAGGCGCCAAGACTAGCCGTGAATTACCTGGCATTGTGGATGAAGTTATTACGATGGCTGTGATGTCAGATGATAACGGCAACCCTTATCGGGCTTTTGTTTGCCAAACTTTAAATCAATGGGGCTATCCAGCGAAAGATAGGTCTGGCAGACTAGAACTTCTGGAAGAGCCACATTTAGGCAAGCTTCTAGAAAAAATGAGCAATGGCGTTCCTCAAAACGAACGCACTATGAACTTTGTGAAACCTACTAATGAAGTGGAGAATGTAGAAAATGCTTAATTTAAATCAAATTGAAACCGCCGAAGAACAGAAGCCTCTGGAACTTATTCCTGACAAAACATCTGTTGTTGCAATTATTAATCTTCTTGGCGGTGACGAAGAGATGTCTGAGTTTGGTCAAGGCATGTTGTTCAAGAAGTCTATGTCTAGTAGCGCTGTGTATTGCCCAATGGAGTTTACTATTATCGGGGGCAATCACGATAAAAGGCGTGTTTGGCACAACTTATTTGTTCATGGCGAGAAGCTAGATAATAACGGCGTTCCTGTCGCAAGGAATATTGGCTTGAACACGTTAAGACGTATGGTCGATAGTATCTATAACTTGAAAAAAGACGACATGTCTAATGAAGCCCAGCAAAAACGCAACATTGCTGGTATTCAAGTTTTGCAGGGTCAACAGTTTTGTTTCTTGGTTGGTATAGAGCCAGAGCAAAACGGATACCCTGCTAAGAACAAAATGGTTGTTCCTTTGGTTCCAGGTGATAAAGATTATATCTCCATGAATAATGGCTCAGTGGCCTCAGCTGCACCTGCGGCGCT